CTTGCTTGCCACGATTGAGCACCTGTGGAATTTAGGATGTATAGCGAATACGTGTCGTATTAGCAGTAGCAATTTGATGACCAAACTCTTCACTTGATACAGTATAACCCCCTTTTCAGGCATGATGCTCATGTAATTCAGCATCACCGCTTGCTTCTTTTTTTTCACCGATCGGTACACGCTTCGTCTTGCGCGACGGCTGTATGGCATCGAGTTCTGATCGCGTCCAGAGTGTTATGCTTGTCAGAACGCGGTTAGCTTGTGCTTGCTTGTTTCTGCGTCGGTTGCGCAGGCTATCTACTGTGAAGATAATCCCTCTTTCCTCTCGCAGGTATTTTACCGCTTCGGCGGGCGTGTAGATATCTTTATCGTCCATTGAATCCTCCTAACTCTATATCACGCTTGCGTGTTAAGACAATAATACCGTATTGAGAAATGTTTTGCAAGAGCATGAAGGGCCCAAAAATGAAAGAGACCTCCAGGCACTCGTGCCTGGAGGTCTCTTCTGTATCGCACTCCGCTTTTCAAGCATCTACCCTCTTAGACGGATGCTGAGCGAGATTGTAAAATCCTTATCCAGTTATTTCAGCAACATATTTTCATAAATCTTTTGCTGCCAGGCGCTTGTTGCGTCATAGTTATCCCATTGAATGCTCCCGGCTTTTTGCGCGTGCAAGATACATTCCCCTAGCACCACAGGCAAGCCCTGGCTATCTACCGTAAATACTGAGAAATCAAGCCAGTTCACTTTTTGTAACAATGGGTCTTGCCATACCGCTTTCTGCACGTCATAGCATTCGCTTTGCACCATAGCCACCAGATACCCCTCATCAGGCCGCTGATTCTCACCAACGAGTACGACGGCGTGATCGCCATAGTCTACATTGACTGTATCACCGACCAGGGCAAGATTGCTGATATCTGATTGAAGTTGCGTCTTGATGGCCGCCTTATCGGTCAGAGCAGATGACGTGGGCGTTGGCGGAATGGGTGTATCCGTCGCCTGGGAATTGACAATAATGGGTGTGGGTGCGGCTGCTGTAGGCGTATCGCCGCTCTTGTTGGCGTTCGCAGCACTGGCAATAGCCAGGATAAGCACAATGATGCCGATGATAATCCAAGTGCGCCGACTGAGCTTCTTCACTGGAGGCCTCTGTGGCGGTCCGGGCGGTCTCACGGGCGATGGTGGGTATTGTGGTGGTGGATATATTCCTGATGGTTGTTGCGGCCATTGCGGCCCAGATGGTTGCTGGTAGCCTGTGTTGGGTTGTAGCGGTTGAGACGGTTGCCCTTGCCATTGTGGCGGAGGTTGCCACGGGCCTTGTGGTGGATATTGAGACATACTGTTCCCCTTCTACTCATGAAACTCATTCAAAGATACCATTCACGAGTATAACTTACAGGTATAACAAAAGCTCGTGAACACGGTTGAGATATGGTTACGTTCCGGTTGTGATTGTGTCATGACAGCAATTTCTGGCAAACTGTTGGAATTGGTGCCAAAACCCCTTGACAGATAACACGGAACCGTGTTAATATTCTTGTAACAACACGGAACCGTGTTGAATAAAAAGCACTGAGGGGGATACACCAATGACCACAACTACCAGGAGCCGCAAGGCCACTACCCAGAAGATCGTCCAGATCATCGCACGTATCCAGTTCCAAAACGATAGCCGCAAGGTCTGCTACCAGGTACGTAGCTCCAACGGCAACGATGTTTACATCACCTGCCTCTTCAATGGCCGCGCCTGTTCCTGCACCTGTCCGGCGATGAAGCCCTGCTACCATATGACCCAGCTTGAGGCGATTGAAGCGGCCCGCATCACTCCCGTCGCGAAGACGGCCCTGCGTGTTCGTGAAGAGTGGGACGAGACACCGGCGTCCTACAGTCTGGTGGACGCACGCTGTAACCGCGACATGATGTACGACCCACGGTTTAACTAGTCGAGAGTCGGGTGGGCGCAACGCCCACCCGAGAAATACAGGAGAAATTTGACATGACCACACTTGTAATGGCGATCATCCACACCCTTGACTGCCTCCGCCAGCGTCGCGAAGCAACGTGCCGTTGCGCCGCCTGGATTGCTCAATACCCCCACTATTGCGCCGCCTGCATCGGTTTTGGCGGGCGCACGATCTGCAATTATCCCGACGAACCGGACGAATTCCTTGAATGCGCGCTGTGCCTCTCCCGTGGCCTGTGTCCGCGCTGTGGGGCATCCGAGGCCACGCTTGAGGACGGCTGTCCGTCCTGTGGCTGGAACGACGACGATCACCGGCCTTTTGTGGACGATTGCTACTGCGACCCAGGGCTAGACCCTCTCGGTGATTTGGAAGATTTACCCTACTAAACGAAAGGATACATTGTCATGACACAAACTACATCATCTGAGCTTATGCGCTCCCGCCAGCCCATGACCAAACGTGATTTGGAAGGCATGCTCATCAATCTGAAAAATGGCACGACTATTTCCAAGTACCTTCCCGTGCAGGGGCGTATCCTCTGGTTTCACGGTGAGGTCTCTCGCTACAAGATTGATACCGAGATGCTGCACCTCGACTGGAATGCTGAATTTGAAGGGGAAAAGTGGGGGAAAGATGAGACCGGCAAGGCCAAGAAATTTGCGATCAAAGCCAAGGGCGTCGCTGTCTTCAAGGCCGTCGTGACAATCTACAGTGAGGCCGGGGAAGTGCTGATTCAGGTGCCAGGCCACAAATCGGAAAAGGCCGTCGATTTTGGGGATTTTCTGGAGAAGGCGGAAACCGGCGCGGTGGGTCGCGCCCTGGCGTTAGCTGGCTACGGCACGAAATTTGCCATTGAACTGGATGAGGGGCCACGCATTGTGGATAGCCCTGTTCAGGAACAGCACAGTGCCAACGGCAATAGTCACGCGGACGGCCTCTCCGACCTGGTGGCACGCGCCAAAAAGCGGGCCATGCAACTCAATGTTGCACGCAATACGGCGGAATGGTTGGGGCTGCTTGAGCATCTGAAGATTGTCGAGATATCATCGCTCGCTGACGTCGGACGCATCAATGGCTATCTGACCAGCGTAGAGCGTGGTGAGGCCATAGCTGCCTCCTAGTTTTCTGAGAGTGGCGTGCTGGCCGCCTTGTAGCCAGCACAGGAGTATTCATGCGACAGATGGACAGTCGCGAAGACGGGCTGTACTCGGTCATCGCAGTGTTTGACGGCAAGCCCTACGTGGGAAAAGTCGTTCCAGGCTGGCGTGTCCTATTTCGTGATGAGCACGGCGTGAAACGTTTTGGCTTCGTGCGAAACATTGATGCCACGGCCCAGGTGCTTGTGATTAAGGACGATACGACAAGCGCGTCGTACTACGACCTGCTGAACGCACCAGTGGAGACGATTCCGTTCAGCGCGGTGCTGGCGGCTGGCAATGGCTATACTGGTTTCTGGAAAACGCCCATCTATCAGGGAGGGAAGAAACTCGGCATGCGTAACGTGCGAGTTCTGATTGAAGGAAGCGAAGCAACAACCAGCATCGGCTTCATCAAACGCAAGCAAGGCGGTATGTATGTCGATCTCATTGACGGCAAATGGTGCTTGCGATAGCTCGCTAGTGGCGTCCCGGCCCGCCTCTTGACCGGCTCATTGATACATTCACCAGAAGGGGGATTCCCATGTTTGAAGGACTTGTGAGCACGCTCAATGTGTTCTATTCGCTGCATGAGCCGTATGCCACCATTCGCTTCTCAGGCGACAATGACCCAGCACTGTTTTTCGTCATCATGCATCAATCGCTCATGTACCGCGACGCCTGCGACGTGCAAGCGACCGTTGAAATCTATGAGTTCCTGGGCGACGCATCGTCACCGAAGTTTGATGTGGAGGATAAGGACGTGCTTATCATCGTCGCCAAGCGTCATGACAGTATTGTCGCGTCGCACGTCTATGAGGTTGATTTTGGCGCGACGCATCAGTCGGGCTATCTCCTGCTTCCCAGGGGTGGGTACAACCTGCTCGTTGAGCAGAATGAGCAGGAGCCGGTGGTGGAGTCACTGGAGGAAGAAGTACGTCCCACGATTCCCGTCATGGCGTCGCATCTTCCCTGGTACGCCTGAAAGGAGTTCCCATGGCACGTTTTGGCGCAGACGATGTATCGTCTGCGCACCCTGAAGGTCTCGATGTGGCGTCACTGCTTGCGGAATATGCGCTTGAGGTTGCACCTGCTCACTACACCTTTTTCGTTCGTCCGCAAGACAACCTGGTCATCGCCGTAAGTCTTGCGGCAAAGCATGAGATGCCTGGTGTCGTCAGAACTACGCCCTACATTGTCTATGACGCGATTGGCTGCCGCCATGGGGCGACTCGCGGCCAGATCGGCCCCATGGCGATTGCCGAGTTCGAGGTCAACTCCTATCCACAGGTGGACGAAGCCACCGCCAGGCAGTTGCATCCTGAACTGTTTGCCTATCTTGCTGAGGACTATGGCTACGGTATCGTCGCCCGCGTCGCAGAAGAGCCTGTTGTCATGGCAACGTCGCGTCGCCAGAAAAGCGGTCGCGCGTCAGGTGTTGACGGCCCGACCAAAAAGAAAGATTTCCGTTTTCCGCTTCGCCTCCTGGACGCCCTCAAAGCTGTCAGCGACGATGAGCACGCAACAGACACCCAGATCATTATCGAGTTACTGAAAGCTGACCCGCGCATTCAGCGCAAATTGTTTGAAGATTCGTACAACACGGCTGATTTTTACGTAGAAGAGGACAACACATGACCAAAGAACAAGCAGTCGCGCTTGTGGAGCAGGTGCAACGTGAAGCTCCTGGCGCCATCGAAGCGACCATAGAACACGCCGGTACATCCATTCGTGGATACGGCGTGCGCATGCTCCACAAGCGCATCGGGCGTGTGCAGACCGCCCGGTACACGGGTGATTGGACGGCTATTAAAGAATCATGGTATTGGTTCCTCTTCCCAGATGAGGAGCCTGAAGAAGTTCCGCCCGCGCCTGATGTGCGCTACCTGGTGGACGGCGTCCCCATGTACATTACCTTTGGCAAAGATGGGTACTGGCGGGGGCTGTCCCGCCGAAACGGCAAAATGACGTCAAAGTATTTCGGCAAAGTGGACCCACGTCCACGGTACCCTGTCATGACACAAGAAAGTGAGATGTTATAGCAATGGTTACAGACGTGTTGGTTCCTCTGCTTCCCGTGGGAAGCGTGTATCTTGACCGCGACAAATCATTGACACCCCAAATTGTCGATGACCTGAAAGTGCGGATAGTGAGTGGACAGTATCCACAAGGCGGGCCACTCCCCACAAATTCGGCCCTGGGCGACTTTTATGAGGTCTCCGACCAGGTGATCGTCAATGTATTGTTGAAGTTGATCGTGGAGGGCTACGTTGTCAAAGAGGGCTATGGTCGCTATAAAGTGGCGGCCATTATCCCGCCGGTCAAAGCGGTAGAACCCGCTCTCTCAACTCTGTATTGTCCTGTCTGTGGCATCTGGGCACGCTTACCTGAGTTCGTCCTGGACGCGCTGCCGGAGGCATTGGCCCTGTTTTGTGCGACTGATAAAGTCTCGTTAGTGTCCGTTCGATTAGACCCAGCAAAAGAGGTAGTACGATGAACAAGCTTCCCTTATTCTTTGCGCTGCTGCTCTCGCGAGAGCAGCAAGCCGTCTACCAGGTGCTCTTGCCATTATGGGGCTATCAATTGCGGGTTGCGCAGAACAACGATGGTGGGTTTACATTCCAGGTGATGTATACCGACGATGAACACCCGGTGAACGCGCCACATGTGACCCGCCAGTTCGCGACGGCAGACGACCTGGTCGCATTTCTCGATGATGCGGACATTCGCTGCGACGGCTGGTCTCCCGTCGAGACGATTGAAGAAAGTGAGGACAATCATGCTGAGTAGTGAGCAACAAGAGCAGTATAGTGCGTTTGTCTCGAATTTTGTACAGCAGTTGCACAGAGCTGGCTTTGCGCAGGTGCAAGCCAAACTGATTGCGGACCGGGCCGCGGCGACCTTGCTGCACGTCGTGATGGGCGTGGAACCTGGAGGCTATCAGGGTACCGATTCCTTTGCGGGGACGGTGCTACGTCAGGCGATTGAGCAGTGGTACCCACACAAGGAAGTTGACCTGTGGGACAGGCTGTTTGCGCCATTACGGCAACAAGAGAAAGATGAGGAGGCGTAATGGCATCCCGTAGCGAGAGGCAAGCGTGTCTCAATGAGGAGCTTGCACGTATTCGTCGCCGCCTCAGCGAGATCGAACAGATGGACGGCCTGGCGGATCGGCGCATCCGCAGTGCCGATAATGTCGATACGGCCTCGCTCAAACTGATCGGCTTTTTCGGCGTAGACAGTCCTACAGGCCAGGTGCTGGAAGACATCAGAAATGCGTTTGTGGTGTGCCAGTTTTTGAAGCAAGATGCGGAGGAACAAGAGGATGAATAAGCAACTTGCTTTGTGGGATGAGCCAGTAGCGGAAACGCCACTCCCTGCTATTGGCGAAACCATCGAACACGTCTGTAGCGGCTGGGCAGATGGGGACACGAGTCAAGCGGCATTAGAGCGTTTGGCTCATATCCTGTTGCAGCCAGGAACACGGCTAGAAACCTTTGCTTTGCCAAAGGGCGTGTATCTGGATAAGAGCTCGTGCTTATGGTTTATCACCATCGCAACGCGCATCGAAGGCACGCAGATCATTCAAACCTTAGAGCGTATTAAGCCGCTTGTCACAAGTGGGTATGCTGATGATCCGCGTGATGAAGAAGAAGAGTTCTAACTCTTGCACGCCGTTTTGCGTGGTGATACTCCTAAGCAAACTTAACTGTATAGAACAAGTGTCATGACACGATGATACACGAGGAGAAGTCGTATGTTGACGATTACCGACGAGGGGAGCCTGCAACTCGACACCGACGCCTTTGTCGGGAAAAGTGTGGCGGTGCTGGGCATCACCGGCTCTGGTAAGACGAACACGGCAGCCGTGCTGATAGAGGAACTGCTAGAGCAAGGCTTGCCGATGTCCATTGTGGACATCGAGGGCGAATACTGGGGCCTGAAAGAACGCTACGACCTGCTGGTCGCGGGGAGGTCTGAGCATGCAGACCTTGAGATCGGGCCAGAGAACGCCGGGGCCTTAGCACAAGCCTCGGTCTCGCAGGGTTTATCTGTCATCCTCGACTTGAGCGATTATACGCAAGAAGAGACCTACGAATTTCTTGTGGCCTACTTCAAAAGCCTCTGGGAAGCGGCGTCCAAGACAAAACGCCCGTATGAGATCATCTTAGAGGAGGCGCACGAATGGGTGCCACAAGGTGCCAGTACGCCCCTCAAGCAACTGCTCACCCGCATTGCCTTGCGGGGGCGCAAACGAGGCCTCGGCATTATCTTGATGAGTCAGCGGTCAGCCAAAGTCGAGAAAGATGTGCTGACCCAGGCGTCATTGCTCTTCCTGCACAAGGTGGTACATCCTATCGACATGCGCGTCTACAAAGATCTGATTCCGTTAGCTGGTCCGGTGGTGGAAGCCATGATCGGGGACTTGCAGCCTGGTCAGGCGATGGTGGTTGCGAACAACATGGCGAATGTGGCGCATATCCGTTTGCGCCACACGTTTCACGCTGGTTCCACCCCAACGCTTGGCGCCATCGCGTCGCCTGAGCTGCGTCGCGTTGATGAATCCTTATTGCGTAATTTACAGAAGCTCATTGCGACCACTTCCGCCCCAACGACACCAAAGGACAAAGAAAAGAGACTGGAGAAACGTGTCCAGGAACTAGAAGCTGTGCTTGTGGAACGCGACGCACAGCTTGCCACCATGCAGGAGCAGATCGACCTGCTCAGTAAGCTCCGTGTTTCGCTCGAAGGTCTCCCGTCGCAACCAAGTACACTAGAGATTAATCAGGCCGTCATTCGCCATCTGGTAGCGGAGGGCTACCAGGTGCTTCCGGCGACGGTGGATGCTCCACTACCTGCCGTCAATCATCACCAAGTCCAAAAGCCCGACCAGGCATCGCAACCGCCACTGAATGAGAAGAAGTTTCAGTCCTTCCGTCGTCGGATTGAGCAACTCCCGCTTCGGCAAAGGCGTATCCTGGCATTGCTGACAGAAAAAGAGAAAGAAATGTCCGTTCCTGAACTCGCGGCCTGGCTGAACGTGGAAGAATCCGCCATTACGAAGAATCCGCCACTGGAAATGATACGCCTGGGTCTGGTTTCGCGTCGCCACGACGTTTCCGGCTATCACTACACCTCGAAACTCCGTAGTCAACTGCGAGATGGGTTCCCAGGTGCGGACGTAGAGGTGCTGTGCCAACGCTTGTTCGTATAAGCAACGGCTTAAGGTTGTTTCTCTGTCTCCTTATTATCGTTCTATCTTGAAAAACATGCTATGTAAGTTTCTTATTATCATTTAGGCCCCCTTTCCGATAATAAGCGTTGTGGCATGATCGTTTGTGATCATAAGGGAGTGTTTTGTTCCAGGAAGGGAAGGGAAGGTCGGTTGGATTAGAACGGGCATTTCAGCCGCGTAAATGGCTCTCTACTTCCTGTTTCATCGTGCTTGAATATCCGTTCACAAACGGATATACTACTAGTAGCTAAACAATACTTGGGGGTGCACTCATGCTCTGCTCGGACACGGGAAAGACGGAGACGGTTCATATCGAGGGGATGTCTATTCCCGACGCTCAGCACATTGGCGATGCTCTCCGTGCGGTGCGTGGCTACGGACATGGCACCGGAGAGATATGCATTCCACTCGTGAACGGCATCTTTGATAAGCTCAAAATTGCCATTACCGCGTATCGCAATAAAGCAACGAAGTAAACACCCTGGCCTGCTATGAGCCAGCACCAATCATAGCGGCTTTGAAACTGCATTGACAAGCACCTCGCGAGGTACGGCGGATGCACACGAATCACAATTCGTGTGCATCCGCTTTTTTGTATGATTGGAGGAACTCCTATGCTTACGCTTGCGCCGTACACAAGACAGTCCGCCGTCATTCGCAAACCTGATCCCACCAAACGGGCGCAGGTCGCACCCAAACCGCCGACACAAGCAGCAATACTCAATGCCGTCAAACTGCGCGGCATTGATCGCAAGATACGACTTGCTGCACTGCCACGCTTCGTCGGTCTGGAGTTGCAATGTCCACGCTGCAAAGGATCGTTTCTGGGGATATCCTATCGCCGCTGTGCCTGTAGTGTACTCAGTCCCTCCGAGTTGCAAGGACGCCGCGTCTAGGAGGAGCGTGTCATGACGAGAGAGCAGCCACTCCATGTCCCATCTGTTGCGCATCCGCAAGAAATGCCCGCCGTCGCACCTGGGCATTTCTTCACGACACAGCCACTCGGCTTCACCCCGATCTGGCACTGCTGGTGCGGGGCGAAGATCGAGCTTGACTATAGCATTCCTGGCATGAAGTCGCGGCTGTACGACTTCTACGACGGTCATGAGGAATGCCTACCATCCGATGTAAAGATGATTGAGAAAGAGGTTGAACCTGCATGACACTAACGATTTGGACTATTCTGCATTCCCTCATCCCTATCGGCATCGCCATGGGCGCCATGTTCATTCTCCTGCTTGCCCTCTCGTTGACGCTAGCTTATCGCTCACGCCGTCCTGCGACCGACCCGTACTATTATGCCGAGACCAATTCCAAGGTAGCGACGCTCGGCTACTATTCGGCAGTCCACCAGAAACGGGTGCATCCACCAATGATGAGGAAGGTGGAGGGACGATAGGGATGAGCGAGATCAACTGGGCGGCTGTGCGCACTGACTACGAACGCGGGGCCTCTTTGCGTGATATCGTCGCAAAGCATGGTAGCTCTATCGCTACGGTGAGCCGTGTCGCTCGACACGAGGGTTGGATACGTCCGATTAAGCCACCTGAAACACGACACACGAAACAGGTGAAACACGAAACACCGCTATCCCCCCTACCTGTTCCAATGCCTCTGGACGCTGTGAGCATTGCCCGTGCAGGCCTAAAACAATTAGCTCTGCATTTACAGGGACAGGCTACAGAAGAGACTCTACCCATTGCTTCCCACAAATCGCTTTCGGACGCACTGGCACAATATGTCAAAGTCTTGATCACCGCTCCAGGTGAGACGGAAGCTGAAGACGGCCTGGTCATTCCATTGGAGCGGCTCTTACCCGAAACACGCATGGAAATCAGGCGGCTTCTCGCGGCTGATGAGCGACAACAGCAAGAGAGGATAGGCTAATGGTGCTACAGATCGTCAAGCCTGAACATCCTCTCGCTCTCTATGACGCTCGTGAAGAAGCGTATGAGATGCGCAAAAGCTTCAAGCTGTTCGCGCGCTCCGCCTGGCATGTTATCGAACCAGGTACCCCCCTGCTCTGGAATTGGCATCTTGATGTGATTTGCGACCATCTCCAGGCTGTCCATGAAGGTGTGATCAAACGCCTGGTGATTACCATCGCTCCAGGCCATGCCAAATCTTCTTTTATTTCTGTCCTCTTTCCCGTCTGGTGTATGCTCAATGACCCGTGCGAACGCTGGTTATGCGCATCTCATTCGATAGACCTTGCTACCAGAGACAACAAAAATCGAAGAGACCTGATTCTCAGTGAGTGGTTCCAAGCTCGCTACGGCCATCTTTTCCAATTGTCTCATTCGCAATCCGTAAAAATATATTGGGAAAATGACCACAGAGGTTACAGCTTGGCTATTGCAGTTCGTTCGTCAGGCACTGGTAAGCGCGGGACTCACCTTTTGATTGATGATGCCAATAACGCGATGGCCGGCTTAGCTGACATCGAAGCCACCAAAGACTGGTTTGGTAAAACATGGGTCTCGCGTCTCAACGATCAAGAGAACGGGTCCATGATTATCGTCGGTCAACGTCTCCATGAAGATGATCTGATAGGTCATGTATTGAAACTTGGAGGCTGGGAACATGTTGATCTGCCAGAGGAATACGAACCAGCCCGCAAGCAAGAGACTTCTTTAGGCAAATATGATATTCGTACACAAGAAGGGGAGCTATTATGGCCAGAGAAATTTCCAAGAGATATTTTAGACAAGCTCAAACGTGGCTTAGGGCCTGTGCATTATTCCGCTCAATATCAACAATCGCCTATACCAGCCGGTGGGTATATCTACAAAGAACGTGACCGTCGCTGGTTCACGATAGACCAGCAATCTCAGAGCTACCTGCTAGAAACACCCCGCGGTAGAGTCACGGTTCCCATTAAAGATTGCTGGAATCTCGCGGTGATCGATCTCGCAACCAGCGTCAAAACATCGGCTGACTTTTTCCTGATGGAGACGTGGGCTATCACGCCGTATAAAGACGCGTTGCTGCTCCATGCCCTGCATGAGCATCTAGATTTTCCAGAGCAGCAAAAACAGATACCGCTCATCTTTCAGCGTTTCATGCATAGCATCATTGCCGTAGAGCAGGTCGGCTATCAACTCGCAATGATACAATATCTTGTCTCAAAAGGCTTGCCTATCCACGCCTTTAAGCCACAAACAGATAAGATCATGCGCTCTACCACCGGCTCTATTCTTTACAGCAATGGCAAGGCCTATCACAATAAAAACATGCCAGGCATCGAGGAGGCTGAAAAAGAATTATTCTCGTTTCCCAAGGCTCCGCATGATGAATATCCGGATTGTCATGCCGTGATGGCGTTGGTGATTTCAACCTATAGCCGTCCTGGCTTGCTTGATCTCGATAGCGAAGAAGAAGAGATTGACACCACGCTCTCCATTGAGCAGATCATCCAGGCCGAAGCGGCTACCGCAGAGCAAAAAGAACAAGCCACAGAGGATGCCGTCCAAAAAGAACTGGAGCTGTTCAAAAAAGGTGGACTGCTCATTAACCCGTGGGAATGGGCCGAAACGCATGAGGGAGGTGGATGGGAATGAGCAAGCGATTAACGCAAATTACAGTGACAGAAAAACAAGAAATACATAGGCTCCTGCCAGGCGAAATGACGTTTTATACCTTAAATCAATGGTGGTATGTTGGCTGTCCATCTGATAATTGCGGGATTGGCAATCTTGGAGGACATACGGTTACTAAAAACGACGCGGGAATTACCGTCTCTCCTTCTATTCTCTGTGGATGTGGAGCGCACTACGTTATTGTCAATAATGAAATAAGGTGGTGTTAGCGATGAGCAGAAACAAAAATAGAAACAAGCCCCAGCCACAAGCCATGCAGCGAAGTCAGCAAAAAGGCGATCCAAATGTACAGGTAGTCGTCGCCAATCAAGGAGTCGGCACACCAGCGACCATGCCACGCAATATGAAGGCCTATATCCAGGAAGGCTACAGAAGCAGCAAAACCGTCTTTCGTGTTGTTGGCCACATTGCCCGGTCGGCGGCTGGCATCAAGTGGAAATTATATACCGACGACACCAAAAAAAGAGCAATTACTGACCCGAACAACGAACTGATGAAGCTCTGGAAACGCCCTTCACCGCGCGTAGCAGGAACACAGTTCCGGGAGGCCATGATTGCCTATTACTGCATGACTGGCAACAATTATTGTTTAGGCATCAACGCCGCACAGAATCCAGCCGGAAAATTTGATGAACTGTATAATCTGCGACCTGACCTCATCAAAATTAAAGCGGACGATAACGGCCCTTTATATTATGAATTTGGGCAATTCACGCCACCCAAACGCTACCCAGATGCGTTTGTGATGCACAACAAGCTCTTTGCTGGTAACGATGAAATCTATGGCATGTCGCCAATAGAAGTCGCAGCGATGCTGATTGATGTGCAAAAAGCCGGGCAAAAGTGGAACCTGGGTCTGCTCAACAATATGGCGCGTCCCGGGGGCGCGTGGGTGACTGACGCGCTTTTGGACAATACATCCTATAAAAATCTGAAAGAAGAGATACGCAAGAAATTCGCCGGTCCACGCAATGCAGGAGAAACCGCTATCCTGCACGGCGGGGTCAAATGGCAATCTATGTCCATGTCTCCTTACGAGCTGGACTGGCTGGAGAGCGACACCAAAGGCGATAGGGATATTGCTGGCATCTTCTTCAATTTTCCCATCTTCTTATTAGGCTTAGCCGATGCGACGTTTGATAACCAGGATGCAGCGAAACGATTTTTGTACACCGATATCGTCTTTCCCATCTTGGACGGCTTTGAAGACTCGCTCAATATGTGGCTCACGCCGCGCTACGGCGGCTATCTCGGCTATGACCGTGACGATGTCGAGACGATAGCCGACCAGATTAAAGCTTCGAAGATTCAGGATAGCGACCGTGCAGGGGCAGAATATTTAGCTGGTACGACTACGTTCCTGGAAGCGCGAGAAATTCAAGGCAAACCCAAGCTAGCCGTGAAGGATTTTATTCTCATTCAGGAAGTGCCGATAGCCGTTGAACGTTTGAACGAATACATTGAAGCCATGACCGAGAAAGCGATAGTCCCACCACCTCCACCGCCCGTACCAGCCCCTGCTCTGGCTAATGCGCAAATCACGACAGAGGACAACATTGACGACAACGTTCCTGCAAAGCGAACAGTAGAGCATCCCTACGCCTGGTACAAGGGCCGTGGCAGTGTGACGGTGCGAGAGATCAAATATGACGCGGGCCAACCGCAAATCTGGGAACCTGATGATGTGGAGCAGCGACTCGCAACCTATCGCACCATGGGAACTGATTTGACCTGGCACATTGGCGATTCCTCTCCCTGCGATATCTGTTTTCCGAACGACAAGATCACCGTAGCAATCGGTCAGCCGTTCCCGTCCGGCCATTTGTGTCCACAGGCGCATCCGCACTGTAAATGCTACGTTGTCGTGTCGAACAACCCAAAATCTTTACCGCAACCTCCATCGAGAGACCAGTATAGAGAATTGTTGAGGGCCAAATAAATGGGTATACCTGAAATGCCACATGGCTATTATCTCATGCAGGATACCGGATTCTGGTATGTCCTGCATGATGAAGGGCCATTTGTGAAGAGATTGCTGGACAAAACGGGAAAAGAAAAACGCTTTGATGGCAATAATCAATCACTGAAAGAAGCGGCTGCCTATGCGCAACGCCATAAAGATGCAGGACTCAGCTATGACCAGGAGGCGACCTTCGCACAGCGCGGACCAGCGTACCGCAACTACGAGACGAAAAGCAGATCACCTGAGGACGACACACCGGCATGAGAACTCCAAAAATAGAGCGCAAAATTGAATATTTCCCCATCATCGACGGGGAAATCAAAGCAACCAATGATCAAAAAGGGATTACTGAGGGCTATCTGAACTATATCGGCAACATCGACTTTGGCGACGACCGAACGATGAAGGGTGCATTTGCGAAGACCATCACTGACTCCTACGCCCGCAAGTCCCAGCAAGGCTTAGATTATCTCTGGCCGTACCTGTGGAACCATGATTACAATCTCATGCCGCCAGGCGGCATCTTTGAAGCCAGTGAGGATCGCAAAGGTCTCTACATCAAGACGCAATACAACCTGGAGATGCAAATGGGCCGCGAACTCTATTCTTCATTCAAGATGGGAACGATGAAGAAGCAGAGCATGGGCTACAAAGCCATTATTGTGGATTGGGTCAAAGATGCGGGCCGCTCTATCAGGAACCTCTTAGAAGTCGCGGTGATGGAAGGGTCTGCTGTGGTTTTTCCGATGAACGATATGGCGGCTGTAGAAGTCGTCAAATCCCAGAATCAGAAAAGGAATTTTTATATGCCAAATCCTCTATCTCAAAAAGCCCCTGCTCGGTCAACTGCCGCAAGGAAAGATTTTGATGATCGTTACCGTGCGCAGCAAATTGACGATTGGCTGTGTTCGGATTGGTACGATCTGACGACCGCTTTACGCCAATCCATTCAAGATATTTTTGCGGTTGGGGATCAACCTCTACAAGACTTAGAAAAAACAATCTTGAATGATGACGCAGACGGAAAAGGCTTCCTGAATGCGCTCAGAGCGTATGTTCAGGAAGGCATTGATCTGGGCTATTCTGACTATCTTCAAGAGCAAGCAGACGCCAACTCATCAGACAACAACATGTATTGGATGAGCAACTCTGCCTCTTCTGTTGAAGAACAAAAAGCTGGCCGCGCACTCAGCGCAGCCAATCACGCCATCCTCAAAAAAGCCACGGATGGCATCACGGGCCACGTCAAGGACATCAAATCTGTCATGACGGCGGCCATGCAACAAGGCTATCCTAATGCGATGAGCGCGAATGATTCACCTCATCAGAAGTCAGATGCTGACGCTGGAATCTCTACTCAGCTGGACGAATTGGTAGCCTCGCTCACCATTAAAAACGCTTTTAGAGGCAAATAAAAGGAGATTCATCTAAACCATGGCATATGCAGAACTGAAAGAACTGACCGAGGCCGTGCAAACGCTCAACAAGCACTTAGACGAGCGGGTCCGCACGATAGAGACCTGGCAAGCCACAACCGAAGAGAAGATCTCAAAAGGCGGCCTTGTCCCCGGCGAAGCCAAAAAAGAACTGGACACCATCAACACGGAAATCAGCGCGAAGATCGCAGAATACAAAACGTTGGTGGCGAATGAAAAAGAAGAGCGACTGGCTCAGCAACGTCCTGGCTACCCCGGGAATTATGGCAATGGCCGTAAAGGCCAAAAAGCTCCCGCGACCAAAGCTCTGGAAAAATGGATGCGCAAGCGCGGCGACATCGACGCGCTCACCGCAGAAGAGCGCAAATTGATTGATTTCAATCAGATGGACATGTCGGCCTATCCCGATGAGCAGAAAGTCCTGATCTCAGCGGCAGCCGACCTGGGAGGCTTCTTCGCAGGAACTGACCTCAGCGATAAATTCATTCAGAAGTTGTTCCTGATTTCCCCGGTTCGTATGCTAGCGGATATCCAGACCATTGGTGGCGAGAAGTTGCTCATTCCATCCGAGGGCAACACGGACACCACCATTTATTGGACAGATGAACAAACCGGCTTTCAAGCGTCGCCCGATCCAAACCTGGGCATGATTGAGATTTACGCTCGCGAATTGTCGGGCTACTTGAAGCTCTCGAAGCAGAACATTGAGGATAGCGTTTTCGATATTGAAGCCTTTATTCTCAAAAGGTTGACCCGTCAATTTGCGCAAAAAGAGGGCGCAGCCTTTCTGAATGGCGACGGCGTCGCACGGCCCGAGGGCATTCTCACCAATGCCGCTCTGGCTAGCACTGGTATCAACATTCTGACGACGGGCTCGGCGGCCACGATCAAGCCTGCCGACGATATCAACCTGATGCATGCCGTCAAATCGGGCTATCGCAAAACCTCAACCTGGCTGATGTCCAATAACACCATTGGTGTGCATCGGCTGTATGTTGATAGCCAACTCCGCCCTTTGTGGACAATGTTCGGACAAGAGTTTGTCGAGACGTTGTTTGGGCGGCCCATTGTCGAAATGCCGGACATGGTCAACCCCACGGCTGGCACTAGCACCTACGTCTCAGGCCAGTACCCTGTCATTTTTGGGGATATCAACCAGGGCTATCAAATCGTGGACCGTGTCGGACTGACGTTCCAAACACTCAAGGAACTCTTCGCCATTCAGAACCAGGTGGCGTATCTGGCGCGTATGCGCGTTGGTGGCAAAGTGATCTTGCCTGAAGCTATCGCCGTCATGAAGGTTCAGTAGGTTCAGTAGTAGTACAAAAAATAGCAGTAGAGTGGCCTCACACGCCACTCTACAGGAGATAAAGAGATCATGAGTTTTGCAGGAGTTCTTTCCAAAAATCCGCTTAAGTATTTTTGGACCATCCAAAGCTTGTTGCCAAAAGCCTATACCGCTTCCACCAATGGCGCATCCATTGATCGCTACAGGAATGGTGGTTACGCGGGCTTGACGTTGGAGTTGCTGCCTGGACTGTGGACAGACGGGACGCACGCTTTTACCATCCAGGAGAGTGCAGACAATGCCACATGGACAACGGTTGTCGCGGGCGATCTGTTGCCCGGTCCCGAGGTTGGCGTCTATGGCACAGCCGCTACCTTTCTGCCGCTTAACGCCGCGTCGGTCGTTGTGCAGCGCATCGATTATATCGGTCGTTTGCGCTACGTGCGCGTCATCAGCACAGAAGGTGGCACTACCGTGGGCGCGGTCTACGCCGTCGTTGCACATCTCTTCGCACCCACCATTTACCCGGCGGCTTAACCGATACTTGCAGAAATTTGAGGCATTGTTTCCATGGATTCGCTAAAGCTTGACTGGCAAGTCACGGTCGCACCAACGGTAGAACCTGTTGTTCTCGCTGATTTGAGATCAACGACAGCTGGATCCTACCTCCGCGTAGATTTTACCGACGATGATACGCTCCTGTCGGCATTCATCACGCAATGCAGGGAGGAAGCGGAACGGTTGATCGGTAAATCCTTTGCACCGCAAACGCTTCAAGCGCAATGGACGATGCCTCAACTCAATACGGGCATTTTGAGCGGAGCGGAGCTGCTCTACGACCAGGATTTCTACCAGTACAACGAAAGCCTGGGCGCGAATCCATTCAGTCCTGCTCCGTTCGTATTGCCGATTCCGCAGCCTCCTTTAGTAGCCGTAAGCGCGTTCGAGTACCGGATCACCGTATTCAGTCCGTGGCAAACGTGGCCACAACTCCAGGTTGACGGTATCACGCCCAACTACGTGGTGGACGCGCTACCAACGCCAGGAGTGGTCTATCTGCAATATCCACCACCGGCATACCAATACCGTTTGACGTTTACGGCAGGTTATGCCAATGGCAGTTTGCCAGCAGGTCTCAAACTTACGCTTATCCAGATGGTTGCCTGGAAATACGAGAACAGGATAGCGGATACCTTACCGCCTGAAATCATGAATAGCCTGATAGGGAGGAAAGCATGGGTGCTTTAACATCGCTCAGTCAGCGGCGCTTAGTGATCGGCAACGCCAACAACCTGTACCGCAACGGACATATCCAAGAATTGACAGGTACCGCCGATGAGCAAGGCGGCTTGCTCAATGGTGGTGTGTGGACGGATGTTCCTGGCCTTGCAAACGTGCCATTTAATTACAAAACCTGGACGCCCTGGGCGCAATATCACGCGCAGCAAATCTATCCAGGCGTCAATGCGCGGCTGGTCATGCGCTACCGCAAATCCGTCAACGTCACCCCTGCCATGAGATTTGTGTACGGTACACAAATCTATCTCATCCGAGGGATGGACAATTATGACCAGGCCAATGCGCTTATCTTGCTGTACTGCGAAGAGCACCAATCGACAGGGAGCAATCACTGATATGACAAAAACCTATGATTACATGATTGGCGTGGATGAGATTAGTGTGGAAACTCTTGCATTGACGCTCATCAGAACACGCAACGCAGAGATTGCACGCGTGAATCGGGAAGTAGTAAATGCGGGCAAGGTGTGCCAACGCTCCACCAAGGCACGTTGTCCAGTAGGCACACCTCAGTCAACTGGGAAGAAAAACTACAAAGGTGGCACGCTCAAAAAATCGTATTACACCATGAAGGGAACGGACGATTCTGTGATTGTCTGGACATCGGTTCCCTACGGTAAATTCGTGGAGTTAGGCACGGTCAAAATGAAAGCGCAACCTCACTTGTACCCTGGTTTTCTGGACGGGGCTATCTATCTGATGGCCGCGTTGAAAGTGCAACTGTAGATGTCAACACAAACATCCACCGGTGAAATCCAAACGGCTGTCTATGCGAAGTTTACAGCCGATGCTACCCTGATGGCACTTATCACCGGTGTGTTTGATTTCGGGGCGGTACCCCCCGCTCAGGCCTTTCCTTATATCACGATTGGAGAGGCTACCGAAGGGCCTGAGAACGCCTTTGCACGCAGAGGCTACAAAACCAGGCATCTGATGCACATTTGGGACAATGCAGCAGGTTTCAAGCGGTCTCAGGCCATCTTAGCACGCATGAACTTTTTAATAGACCAGAAACTTTTGACGCTTGCAACACAAAGCCTTGTGTATCTGCTGTACCAGCAGTCACACAATTTGAATGACCCTGGTCTTGATAACATCAGACATACCGTTGTCGAATACGACACATTTTCTCAGGAATAGGAGACTACGAAATTGGCAATAGCAGGCTACCCGGCTACCGTGAAAATCGGAGCCAATACCATTCAGGATATCCAAACGCTTGAACTTCCGTTCAAGATGGATATGCACGAAACGACGGCCTTTGGTGGTTCCGGAGGCGCAGCCGTTGGTACGAAAACGTTCATCCCGACGCTGTACGGGATGAACGTCAAACTGACTGGTTCATGGAACAAGGCTGACGCAACAGGACAGGCTCTACTCGAAACCGCTTTTTTTGCGAGAACCACCGTCTCACTGATTGCCAGCCCGAACGGAACGAATACGTACACTTTTGCTTGTTGGGTCTCTGACTACACCATCAAAGCGGACACCAAAGGCGCAGCCATGGCAGACTATATGTTGACTATGAACGGTGATGTGACCAGGGTCTAGTAGCCTGAAAGAAAGTTGAGGCCATACCATCATGGCAGTAGTAGCCGGATTTCAATCAAGTTTTTTGGTCACAAGTCAGCCTGGCGTGGCCTTTACCAATGAGGCCACATCCTCATCAGATTTAACGACGTACACGATCACTAATGCCGCGAAACGCTATCTGGACAAAAGCGTTCCGACCGTTGTCCAAACAAGTCCTGACAACATCACCTGGACGACGATCACCACAGGCTTCACGCTCTTCCGCTGTAACGCCCGTGTCAAATTTGCCGTCGCTCAACCAGGGGGTACGCTGGTTCGTCTCGCAAGCGGTCAATATCTCCCTTACACGACATTGGGAGAGGCGAATACCTGTGAATTTCAGGGCAAAATGGATATGCACCCAGCCGACGTGTTTCAAGGCGCATCGGGTACAGGTTCTAAGATTTTTGTCCCTGGTTTGCTGACAGGAACCATGAAAACCAATACATGGTGGCTGAATCAAACCCGTGTCAATAGCGTCTTAGCGCGTGATTTATTGGTAGTTTCATTTGTGACAGCCACGCTTAACCGCTATGAAGGCTATTGTTACGCGCAAGATTGCAATATCAAAGCGGATCCCAAGAGTTTGGTCGGGCAAGATTTGACTTTCCAACTGACCGACGAATTTTTTAATGCATAAGAAAAAGCATAAACATAAGAGGAGAACACACAGTATGAGCCATTCTACAGCAGAGATACGCGCCGCATTATTCAATCGCAAGCTCAGGGAGATGCCCGTCGATTGGGTGATTGAGGGGTTAGAGGATTTTACCGGGGAATTGTCAGTGATTGAGCTGGGCGCAACTACCACCCGCGCAGCGGAAAAGGCCGCGGAAAATGCTGATGGCGTCACTGACGAAACTTTAATGATGGCAGGTATTGTCGTGAAGGGCTTAATCAACAAAGAGACGAAAGAGCGCATCTTTACCGACAATGAGATTGAAAGCGTCGCTGGCATGGGCCTATCCGTTTTGAAGCCAATTTCTGAACTGATTACCGAGGCAAGCGGGATGAAATCCGGCGCGTTAGATGCGGCTAAAAAAAATTATCAAAAAATCCTCGCGAACGCATCCGCTGCTTCCTCACCGCCAAGCTCGGTACCAACGGAGACGTTGACGCCTT